ATCCATTCAGAAACTACGTCTCCTACAGGACCTAATACATTAATAGTTACATCTTTTTTATAGAAATCAGAGTAACCATCTCTACCTGTTACTGATTCGTGATGTAATCTAACCCACTCCATAGTAGCTTGCGCTCCTGATGGTGTAATTGGGTCATATAATGTCATAGACACATCCGCCCATTTAGCTTTACCTTTTACTTTTCTATAAGTATTGATATGATTTAACACGATTTCACCTTGCTCTACTTTGATTTCTCCTACTTCTTTAATCATGTATGATGGTATACCATCTACATACATTATAAATCTATTGGCAACTTTTGGTTCAAAAGCTGTGAAAAACATTTCGTTTGGATTTACTACTGCCATTTTATTATTGTTTTATTTTATTATACATATTATGTTTTATACTCTTTATGATGGAAATGTTGCTCCAGTTGGTAAAATGTTGAAATCTAAGTAAATAAATTCAGCTGTTTTAGTTGGTTGGATGAAAATTGCACCTACCATTTGGTTTCTATCAACTACATCTGGTCCATTATTAGAAGCATCCATTTGTACTTTAAAGGCAAATAAACCTTGTCTTTGTTGTACTGATTCTAAATATGGATTTACTTGGCTTAAGAAATTATTTCTTGTAGCTGCTGTGTTTTGTTCAAATACTAAATTATCAGCAATTTGTACAATAAACGATTTTAATGCTATTAATAATCTTCTAACATTTATTCTATCTAAAGCTGATGCTTGAGATTGTAATGTTTTCTGACCAAATACTACAACTCCTCTTCCTGGGAATGTAGCTATTGGATTAACTTTTGCTGTATATAAAGTATCTCTATTAGTTTGAGTTAATTTTCTTTGTGCCTGTACTACCGTACTTAAACCACCTCTATTAATTCCAGCGGGAGCGAACCAAGCTTCACTTGTTCGGTCATTAAACGCGTACACACCCGGAATCATCGCTGATGGTACTGTCCATACTAACTGTCTTGAATCTGGATCCATTATTTGTACCCATGGCCAATAAGCAGCGGCATATGAATTATCAATTGAAGCAGCTTGAGCATTTGCTGTTGTAACTGTTCCTCCTGAATAGCTAACTAAATCTACAATTGCTATAGCATCTCCTCTTGTTTGAGTATTTTGTATTAAAACATTCATTGGAGTTGCCATCATTGAAGCTGCATAATATAAACCTGGAGATGAAATAATATTATATGAATAATCATCTTTATTTGCTAATAAATTAAATGCATCTGTATACACTGCCATTTCTGTTGAAGCTAAACCTTGTGTATTACCATCTGTTATTGCATCATAGTATTTAGCTTGTTGATAAGAAGGGAATCCTGTTTTAGAGAATAATTCTCCTTGTGCTCCACTAAATGATCCACTTGCTACATCTGGTAAAGAAGCTGTAAATTGTGGTTTAAATGCTCCATTATTATCAAAATAATTTGGAGTTTTATATTGTACTTCTTTTACTCTAACATATCTTGAAGCATTTGGATAAGATCCAACTGTGCTTATAAATGGATCTGACGTTCCAGCTCCATTAAGTACTTTTGTTTGGTTTCCTATTACTCTTTCAATATAATTAGATGCTTGTGAATCTAATGATACATTAGGGAATATTTCAAGTACTCTTTTAGCTGTTGCTGTGTCATCACCTTGTCTAATTATTACACTAAATGTCCCAGTTGCTGTATCTGTACCTTGTATTTCCCATCTAATATTATCTGTAGTACCATTTGTTAATGTTCCATTTGTTCCTGTTGCAGTTCCACTATTCATTATAGTACCATCTGTTAATGTTTCTAATGTGAATGTTTCTGCATCTTTTATATCTGCGTCTACTAAAGTTACTCCTAAAGCTGCCGTACCTACTGAAGGTGGCAATGTTGGAGTACCTATACCAGCTGCTGCTACTGATAATACATTACTTAATGCAAACTCATCAGCTGCATCTTGTGTATTTAACACAATTGAAGTTGGTTCGATTATTAAGTTATTATTTGTATCTTGATCATTTCCAGCAGTTGCTGTTACTTGAAGGGCTGTTGATGTTGCTAAAGTATTATTTTCTAAATCATCACTTGTTAAAGTAAATACTGTGTCACCTGTTAATGAAGCAACATCACCACTTGTGATTGTAATAGTATTTCCTACTTGGAATCCTTGTACTGCTGTTGCATTTGTTGGTGTTATACTTGTAACTGTTGTTATTATATTTGCATTTGCTAATGATGCAGTTGCACCATCATTTGTAGCACCACTATATCCTGAAATTGAATTTATTGAAGCTGCTGAGAATGTAATTACTGAGGATGTTGTGTAACCTGTACCACCTGATACTAAATTAACGGCTGTTAATGAACCACCTGCTGTTGTTATCGTAATAACACCTCCTACTCCACCACCTGCTATTGTAGCACCTGCTGCTACTAAATCAGCTACATTTAAATTTGTTGATGTTGTTGCTGCTGGTGTAATACCTGTTATTGTTACACCACCTGTAGAAATTGTACTTGCACTAAATGCTCCACTCTTACCAAATGCTACTGTAAATGTAGCACCTGATCCTTTAGATGAAGCTGTTCCATTAGCAACTTGATACTTATTTGATGCAGATGCACCTTCAGTAAGTGTTGCTGTACCTGGCGCTGTTGTTCCTCCTGTATTTACTGTTGATGGAGTTTTAGCGGCTACTTTAATCATTCCTGATCCTAATGAACCTGCTCCAATTGTTAATACATCACCTGCTACATATCCTGTTCCTGGTTTTGTAATTGTTATAGTAGATATATCTCCTCTTTGTGTTGAAGCTATTTCTGCACTAGTAACTACTGTAGCTTCTGCTCCAGTTCCTGTTCCTCCACCAATTGGCACCTCTGTAAATGTTCCAGCTACTAAACAATCTACTGGATTAGTACCTGCATTAAATCTAAATGCTATTGAAGAGTTATCTGTATCTGCCGCAGTAGCTCCTGTATATAATTTCCCAATAGATGTGCCTCTTACTACATTGAAAGTTGTTCCTGTAGTAGCAACTCCATCTTTAAGAACTGCAACTCCTGTGTAAGTTCCAGCCTCACCACCTCTAGCAGTTGAAGCTGCTGATCCAGTAAAGTTATAAGGACTTACTTGTAATAATGTACTTTCTACTTCATTTCT